GGCGTCGCCATCGGATAGATCTCGACGAGCCCAGAGCTCGACGCGCCGCCGGCGGATCCGAACGAGAAGAAGCTACGGATCAGGCTCATCGCTTGCCCCTAATCAGGCCGATCCATTCGAGCAGCGACGCCAGGCTATCCGGCGCGTCGTCGAACTTCGACCCGTACTCGTACTTGGTGGTCTGCTGAACGTAGATGCGATCAGAAGTTTTGGCCAGATGGATCATGTGCGCGAAGGTGCCGGCGGCCATGATGCGGCTGTGCTTGAAGCCAGTTGAGTCGCGGCCGACGACGCTGACGCCCAGCTCGGAGAGAGCCTCGCGCAGGATCTTGAGCGGCATCAGGCCGAGCGAGTTCGTCTCGAAGCAGAGCTTCTTGACCTCGAAGGCCTGGCAGGCGCGCATGATCTCCGGCAGGCAGTCCTCCCAGCTCTTCTTCCAGGCGTGCCCCTGGATGGCGACGCCTTCAAAGTGCTGGCGGCCGATCGACATCGCCGTGAAGTCGCCGCCGCGGAAGGAGGGATCGATGAAGGCGACGCTGCCGCCCTTCGGGAACTTGTCGATGAAGCCGACCTTCGAGAGCGGGTTGCCTGCCTCGGAGGTGACCTTGAGATGGTAGCTGGCGCTGATGGACTTCTCGGAGACGCCGGCGAGCGCCATCGCTTCGAGATCGTGGTCGAGCTCTTGGATCGTCCCATGCGGGACCTCCATGGTCTTCACCAGCGGGCGAAGCGTCTCATAGAGATCGAAGACGTGGACCGGCTGGCCGATGATGGCGATGTTCTGGCAGAGCTTCACCAGCTCGTTGTACTTGCGCTGCAGCTTGTCGCGCGTCGCCTCGGAGACATCCTCTTCGGTGACGGGGTCGTCCATGATGATCAGGTCTGGGTGTCGGCCGCGGAAGGAGCTGGCGCCGATCGTCAGCGCCGACACCGAGTGGTCCTTGCCCTGGACGCCGAGGACGCGCAGGTGCAGAGCGTTCTTCTTCTCAAGCGCGACGCCGTTGGCCTCGAGTGCCTTCGTGATCTCCTCGACGATGGCGGCGTTCTTCTCGTCGCTCTTCGTCGTGATCAGGATGCGATACTGGCGATCCTGGTAGAGCTTGAAGGCGCTGCCGAGGATCGTCGCATAGTCGGTCTTGCCGTAGCCGCGCGAGCCGAGCAGGAGCCGCGAGCGCTTCAGCTCGTCATCGAACACGAAGGCGCGCATCTCGCGCTGCTTCTCGAAGGGCGGCGGATAGCCGGCGGCGACGCAGAACTCCTCGAAGCTTCGATCTCCGGCGTCCTCGACGTCGGGCAGCGGATTGACGATCTCATGGCGATCGCGCCAGGCCTCGGGCTGCCGGTTCTTCAGCCAGAAGATGCAGGCCGTCGTGTCCGGCGCGAAGTGCTCGATATAGGGCTGCGAGACGACCTTGCCGCCCTTCGCATCGAAGAAAAATTTAACGCTTCTATGCGAGTAACCAACGGCCCTTTGAAACAGCGACGCCTCGACAAGCTCATCAGCGACCCACTTGGCATCCTTTAGGGCATCCTTAAAATCAGCATGCTTCGCCTTCCAATTACTAAGCGCGGAGAGCGAGACGCCGATGGCGAAGGCGATCTCGGCGTCCGTCTTGCCTTGCTCGGCGAGCGCGAGGATGCGCGCGGCGATGCCGAGGTTGTAGGCGGACGGCCTGCCGCGCTTGCGCTGCTGCTGGTCGCTCATCGGCCGCTCTTCGGCTCAGGCACGCAGGCCTTGAAGCCAGCCCAGGTCTTGCCGTCCTTCCCCAGCGGCTTCGGGATGACCAGCTCGGCGGCTTCGAGGGCGCGCAGGCACTGGTCGAGCGTCGGGAAGGCGCCGGTCGCCCAGCGCGCCTGCTGCCCCGGATACATCAGGGTGACGACGAGCCAGAACTTCATGGCGTCACTTCCTGCGCGCGCAGAAGGAGTCCTGGAAGGCGCGTTCGGAGAGCCCGATGAAGACCCGGAGCTTCCGGATCGTCGCGGCCGCGGGGAGCCTATTCCCGCCTTCCAGAGCGGCCATCGTATTGCGGCCGAGCTTGAGCATCTTCGCCATGTCCCGCCAGGAGAGATGCCGCGCGTCTCGGATGGCGTCGAGATGGCGCCAGAGCTTGCGCGTGTCCAGAGCGGAGGCGTCCATGCGAGGGCCCTCGATGGTGGATACTTCTTGACTGCCTTGGGATCTTCTGAGTGTAGCACGGCAGCGGGGGTGCCATCGAATCGGGGGGCTGCTTCTCAGAAGATGGCGCTGCGCTCCCGGTGGTCAGACCGGGAAGCGCTGCGCCGAAGGAGATGCGGATGTTGGCTCCACTCTGGAGGATGGAGCCAGCCGCTGTCAAGCCTTGCCGGCCTTCTTGGCGGCCTGCTTCGCAAGCATGTCGCCGGCGATGGCGACGCTGCGCGGCCGGGGCAGATCGTCGTCGTCGTCCACGGCGTCGGCTCTGGCGCGGACGTCATCGCGGATGCGTCGCGACTCCTCAGCGGTCTCGCCGAGCTGCGCATACATGACGTCGCAGTAGGCATCCAGCTCCTTCGCGCGCTCCTTGTATGGGGCGGCGATGTCCTTCGCGGCGCGCAGCATGATGCGGCGCTCCTTGTCGGCTTCAAGGATGCGAGCTTCGAGATGCGCGCGCTCCTCGCCGGTGATCTTGAACAGCTCAGCTTGCTTCAGGGTCGGCATGTCTCTTCTTCCTTCGCTTCGGGTTGAGCGCCGCCTTGGCAGCGCGTTGGTCAGCGGTTCGTTTCGCATGGCAGGGCTTGCAAAGCACCACGAGATTTGCGGCCGAGCAGAAGAGACGCCGCATCCACATCGCCCAGGAGATGTCGTTGGCCGGGATCCAGTCATGGACGGCGGGAGTCGATCCGACCTCGAAGCGATGATCCACGTCCGGCTTCGGCGTGAGCTCTTCGCACTGCTCGCAGATCCAGAAGGCGTGGCCTTGCACCTTAGCCCTCTTGAGCGCCTCCTTGCGCTGCTCGCTCTCCCACCAGATCTTGCGCATCGCGCTCCGGATCCTCTGCTCCAGCGTCGCTCTCTTCTTCTTCTTCGGCTTCAGCATCGATGGCCTCCTGCTGCTCGCGCATCTCCTGGTCGACGAAGCGCTTTGACTGATCGAGATAGCCGCGCAGCGCTTGCGCCTCCAGCTCGTGCTTGATGTAGAGCGTCACGAGGTCGCTGCTGGCTCGCAGCACGATCTTCGTCAACGCGAAGGCGGAGATCGGGCGCGAGTGGATGCGCTCGGCCTTCCTAGCGACGCGGACGCAGTCATCGACTCTGCCCTCGCCGATCACCATGAGGCCGTAGCGCGGCGCCTTCGCGATGATCGTCTCCAGGGCGATGGTCTCCAGGTGCGGCGGAACGGCGAAGTAGAACTTGTTCGGCGTCCACTCGCTCGTGACATCCGCTCTCGCGCAGTGGACGTGCTTCGGCTTGCGGAAGTCCGCCAGCAGGTCGTAGCGCGACACCTTGACCTCGGCCTCGACGAGCGCGGCGCCATCGCTCGCCAGGACGTCAGCGGAGTAGCCGCCGACCTCAGTCGCGAGATAGGGCCATTGCTTCCTGAAGCGGAAGTAGGCGAGCAACGCGGTCTTGATGTGCAGGGAGTTCATCGACGCAGCCCCATCAGCCGAACAAATGCCTCGCGCGCCTGGGATGGAACAACGGAGTTGCCAAGGGATCGCAGACGGTCCACCCGTCCGGGTAGCCCATCAACCACTCGACCCACCGGGGGTTCAGCTTCCCACCAGCTGCGCTCGAAAGGGTCGGGTTGCCGCGCAGGTTGTCCGAGCTGCAGCCGCGATCTCCTTCGCTCGCCTTCGGCGTCGGCCAGAGGTTCTGCCTCGCCATCGTCGCTAAGCTCGGGGCGCCAGCGGTCCCGAAGGTCGTCCCATCGCCACGCCGTCCGTTGTTGCGCGTGCCGTACTCCGCCGCGGTCGGCGTCGGGAAGAGAGTGACGAAGTCCGTCAGCGTCACCCCCGAGTTGCCAGCGACTCTCCGGTTCTGCACCGTAGCGTTGCGCGAGCTTGCGGCATCTTGCGCCGTCGCGGTAGGCCAGAAGCCACCATCGCTCTCGGAGGTGCGGCGCTCCCACGTCGAAAGCGGATAGCACGTCCCATCGACACTCATACCCGAGGCCGGCCAGTCGACCGACGATAGCGTCGGCCCCTCGGCTCCGAAGGGCAGGCACATTTTCCAAGAAGACGAAGCTGGGCTCCAGCTCGCCAACGAGTCGGAGGATCTCAAAGACCAGGCCGCTTCGCTCGCCAGCCAGACCCGCGCCATCTCCCGCAAGGCTGAGGTCCTGGCAAGGGAAGCCGCCGAAGATGATGTCGAAGTCGGCTCCATGACCGAGCGTGAGGAGATCTGCGCGGCGCAGCGTGCGCACGTCGTCCCAAATTGGAGCGCGATGCAGCGCGCCTCCCCGCATGCGGGACAGGAGAACTGATTGAGCGTAGGCGTTCGCCTCACAGTAGGCGAGCGTCCGCACCCAGGGCTCCAAGGCAAGGGAGAGTCCGCCGATGCCGCTAAATAAATCCAGACCATTGATCAAGGGCACCCCGCTGCAAGCCATGCTTTGAAGTCGAAGCTCGTCGCGGCGTCGGCGGCGGCGCCTTCGAGCAGATCCGCGGCTTCGCGCATCTCCTTCGCCATCCATCCATCCGAGATCTCCTCGGCGACCTTGCGCAGATGCGCGGCGCCTTCGCGCGCCTCCTCGATCTCCTTCATCAGCTCTGCGCTCATGAGTTGAAGCTCTCCAGGTTGACGGACGCCGATCGGAAGGCGCTGAAGGCGAGATCGGCATCGACCGGGATGTCGCGCTCGATGCCCCAGCGGTTCTTCTGCACGCTCAGCATCGTCTGCTCCTCGCCGGTCTCGCTGCCATCGGCGGCGAGCATCGGCTTCCGATAGATCAGGATCACGGCGTCGGGATCGCGGCCGAGGTTGTCTGACTCCGCGATGTGCTCCTTGCCGGGAACGATCTCATCCTCGGCGCGCCGGTTGAGCTGGGCGAGCGCGACGACGGCGACGTTCAGCTCCAGCGCCATCAGCTTGCAGGCCTTCGAGATCTCCTCGACCTCTTCTCGCCGCGAGTCATGGCGCCCCTTGAGCTTCGTCAGGCCGACGTAGTCCAGGAAGACCAGGTCGAGACCGGAGCGCCGCTTGAGGCGTCGGCAGTGCGCGACGAACTTCTCGAACTCGCCGCGCCATGCGTCGTCGATCCAAAGCGGGAGTCCGCCGATGCGCTCCATCTGCCCCATCGTGCGGTCGCTCTCGTCGTCGGTGAGTTCTCCGCGGATGAACTTGCCGCTCTTCACTCGAGCGAGGTTGCTGACGACCTTCGTCGCGATGTCTCGTGCCGTCATCTCGACGGTGGCGAACATCGTCTGATGGCCAGCGATGGCGGCGTTGATCGCCGCGCTTAGCCCGAAGGTGGTCTTGCCGCGGCCGGGTCGCGCCGCGACGACGGCAAAGGCGCCGCGATGCCAGCCGCCGTTCATCACGATGTCGAGCGCCGAGAAGCCGGTCGGGACGTTGGAGCTGAGCTTGCCGGTGACGCGCGCCTCCAGGTCGTCGATCCACTCCGGCATCACGTCGCGGATGAGCCGCGGCCCGGCCTCGCCGCTGAGGCGCCCTGAGAGCGCCGGCAGCTCGTCGAGCATGCGCTGAAGCTCGCCGATCGGCGTCTGAGGCTGGCGCGCGATCAGCGCCGCCGAGAGGTCGCGCAGCGCGGCGTGCGTCGAGCGCACCCAGGATGCCGCCGCCACCTCGTCGGCGAAGTGCCGGACGTTGAGCGAGGTCGCCGCCGTCGCATAGAGAGCCTGAAGATCCTCGGCCATCTGGGGCCCGAGCTTCCGGCAGAGATAGGGGAGGCTCGCGCGCTCGCCCTCGCGATCCGCCTCGCGCATCGCCTTGAAGATCGACCCGCAGACCGGGTCCTGGAAGCTCTCCTCCGTCACCCCGGCTCCAAGGGCGGCCTCGAAGCCGGATCCGTTCTTGATGCAGAGGCCGATCAGCTCTCTCTCGAAGTTCATCCGCGCATCTCCTTCGTCAGTCCACTTCTCGCTTCAGGGCTTCGAGGTCCGTCACGACTGGCGGCCTCGATGGTCTCGGTTTGGATGTCGGCGCCGCCGGAGCGCCGCGCTGCAGCCGCTGCGCCGCGCGCATGGCGTTGCGCAGGTTCTCCGCCTTCAGCAGGCCGTTCTTCGATCGGCTCCGGAGCGCGACGAGGCTCGTCGCCTTGCCGCGCCAGAACTCGTCGTCGGCGCGCGCGAAGGCGAGCATCGCCGCCAGCTCCTCGTGGGTGAAGCCATCGCGGCGCAGCAGGCGGACGGCATCGCACCAGGCCTCGACGTCAGGCCGGGCCGTCGCGCTCTCGGCTCTGGCGTACTCTGCCCAATTATTGACCAGGGCGAGATCGAGAGGATCCGGGGGAGCCGGAGGCGAGGCCGGGGGTTCTCTCTTCTCTACCTTCTCTCCCTTCTCTCTCTTCTCCATTCTATGCTCGCCTGCTGCTCGCCTGCTGCTCGCCTGCTGCTCGCTTGGCTGCTCGCTTGGTGGCTCGTCGCTCCCTTTTCGATCCTGATACTTGTCGAAGTTACAGATCGTTATCATCCGTCCGCGGTTGCTCGTCTGCTGCTCGATCGCCTGCTCGTTTTCGAGGTCTTTTAGACGACGCTCCACGCACATGCGTCCAACCCCGAGAGTTTGGGCCATCTCGGCGGCGCCGCAGATCACCTGCCCGCGCTTGACCGTGATCCAGCCGAAGCCCTTGACCTTGGTCCGCCGGTCCTCTCGATAGGCGCAGAGGAGCAGCCGGACCCAGATGGCCAGCAGCAGCGGGTCGTCGAAGAAGGCGTGGTCAAGCAGCGAGCGGTGCAGCTTGATCCAGCCAGAGTCGTGGCGCGCCATCAGATCACCGCCATGGCGGCCCGCAGCGCGCAGCGGATCTGCCGCTCCTTGAAGCCGAGGCTGAGCAGTGCGGCGCGCAGCTCCTCGGCTCGGCGCTCGGAGATCGGCTCCGTGCCGGAGAGGATCTTCGAGAGCAGCGAGGGCGAGAGGTTGGAGCCGAGCTTGCGCGCCGCTCGGACCAGGTCGACTTGCCGATAGCGCTGAGATTTTAGGAGTTCCTTGAGGGCCACGGACGCCTCCAGAGGGATCGGAAACTTGTTGAAAGTTGGCCTCATCATGGCCGATGATGCGCCCATTCTCAAGCCGATTCTTCAAGGAGATGCGATGCTTAAAGAAGAAGCAGCGGAGGCCGCTTTACCCTCGCCGGGGGGGTTGGAGCTTGACCCGGAGGCGCCGTTCTGGAAGCTCTGCCAGCAGATCGGCGGGATGGACGCCTTCCTAGATCGCGCCGCCGCCGAGGGCTTCGACCCCGCGGCGCAGATCGGCAGCCTGCTCGACGCCAGCGCCGAGAAGGTGGAGAAGCTCGTCTCGATGATCGAGGACTTCGAGCTGAAGGCGGCGCAGATCGGCGAGCGAGCGAAGTTCCTTGCGAGGCGCGCGGCGACGGCGCGCAACACCGCGGCGGCGATCTATCGCTATGCCGAGGAGTCGATGCGCGCGCAGAAGCTCCAGGAGATGCCCGGCGTCGAGCGCAAGCTCTACTTCCGCGCGACGGATGATGTCGTCGTGCCGAAGCGCGAGCCGACGCCGCAGGACTTCCTGCGCTTTGGCGGCGACCTCGTGAAGATGACGCCGGAGCACTATGAGTGGCGGCTGCCGGAGCTGAAGCGGCTGCTGAAGGCGGATGCCGAAGGCGTCGCGGACCTCGGCGAGCTGAAGCCGAACGACCATCTGCAGATAGGCGAGCGGCTGAACGTGTCGATCGTCAAGAAGAAAACCAAGAAGGAGAAGCAGGGATGAGCCAGTCGAGAGAAGTAGAAGTGATCGGGGGCGGATCGATGGTGGCGGCGCAGACGGCCGGGCAGATGCAGGCCGTCAGCCGGGAGATCGAGACGGTGCGCGGCGCGATGATCATGGCGCGCGAGTTCCCGCGGCACGAAGGCCGGGCGCTGCAGGCCATCGAGGCGATCTGCGGGAACGAGCGCTTCGCCGAGATCGCCGCCTATGAGTATCCGCGCGGCGGCGAGACGATCTGGGGGCTGTCGATCCGCGCTGCCGAAGCTCTGGCGCAGGCCTGGGGAAACATCGACGCCAGCGTGAAGATCGTCGAGAGCGTCAACGGCGAGGCTGGGGTGCCGGGCTGGTCGCGCGTCAGCATCTCCTGCTGGGACATGCAGACGAACGCGCGCAAGGCTCTGGAGATCATCGTACCGCACGAGCGCGTGACGAAGAAGGGCACGACAGCGCTCCATGATCCGCGCGACATCTATGAGGCCGTGATGAACCAGGCGCAGCGCCGCCTGCGCGCCTGCATCCTCGCGGTGATCCCGAAGCACATCCAGATGGCCGCCGAGGACGCCATCGAGAAGGCGACGAGCAAGAAGTACCAAGGCGACATGGCCGGCTATCGCAAGCAGGCCGTCGAGAAGATGGCGGAGCTCGGCGTCACCGTCGATCACATGGAGAAGAAGTTCGGCAAGAAGGTCGCGGCGCTGACGGACAAGGACCTCGGGCAGATCAAGCGCATCTATAACAGCGTGCGCGACGGCATGAGCAGGATCGGCGATCACTTCGAGATGCCGGCTGATCCGGCCGAGGTCCGCGCCGACGCTGCGAAGCAGAGCGCGCCGCTCTCCGTGCAGGATCAGAAGGCGCTCGACGACGCGCGGCTTGCCTTCGATGAAGCAGCCGAAGCCGCGGCCGCCGCCAGCGTCGGCGACATCTGGAAGTTCCTCGGCGTCTCGCAGGCCGACGTCAAGGCGTGGCGCGATCCGAAGCAGTTCGCCACGGCGACGAGCCTGCTCAAGAAGGCGGTGGCCGATGTGGCGAAGGGCTGAGTTCGATCTCTTGCGCGACACCGAGCGAGCCATCTCCTGGCTCTTCCGGCGTCACCGCAAGCTGTCGGGCCCGAACCGCGCCGGTCTCTTCGCGAGCATCGGCGCGCGGCTCTTCTCAAAGGCACTCGAAGATGCGCCAGCCGGATCGCGGCCGGCGCTCTTCGTCGCCTTCTGCGATGCGATGGCTGTGATGGCGGAGGTTCGCGCGACGGTTCATGTCGAAGGCGTCGCGAAGGAGGATCAGGGGCCGCAGGGACTTGATACGTCGCTGCGCGTCAGAGGTCTCAAGATCACGATGGAAGGAGATGCATGATGGAAACTGTGAAGAAGGTCGGCAAGTACGCTCTCGCGATCACGTTCGGCGCGGTCTGGGCCGTGACGATCATCTGGGAAGAGCATCGCAACAGAAGGGGGCGCGCATGAGCGTACTCGCAAAGGCCTTCTCCTGCGCCGACGCGCACGAGCAGGCCGAGATGCTGAACACCATGGCGCGGGAGTTGTTCGTCGCCTGCAGAGGCCAGGCCGGCTTCGAGATGCAGAGCTGCTACCTCTCCAAGGAGCTGAACAAGGATGGAGAGGCGCTGATCCTCGGGCTCGCCGCCTTCATCGAGCTGCGCCGGAAGGAGATCCAGTCATGAGCGACGAAGCTGCTCAGGCTCTGAAGGATCTGATCTCCGAAGTCCGGCGCATCGCGAAGGACTACATGATGAGCGTGCCAGCCTATGAGGCGCTCAACGAGGCCTGCGACAACGCGGAGGGCATCCCGCTATGAAGCGCCGCAAGAAGCCGCGCGACCCCGAGATGGTCTCTCTGGAGATCATCCTCGGCCGCCTCAATCGGCACGACTGGACAGAGAAGCGGCGCATCCTCGCCTACATGCTCTGGCGCTTCATGATCGATCCGACGAAGCTGGGAGGTCCGCAGTGAAGATGCCGCGAGTCGATTTCGAGAGAGCCTTCTGGGCGATCTTCTGGGGCTGCTTCCTGGTCGGCGTCATGTCCTGCACCGCGCGCCGCGTCTATTGGGAGTGGAGCGACGAGTGCCCGGCCGATCAGGAGGACATGCGATGAGCTTCAGGGTAGGGCCCGACGCCGAGGTGTTCAGGGTAAAGGCCGGGCAGTTCCGCACGGAGCCGGGCGATCAGTTCGGACTCTTCTATGTGCGCGTGCGCGGCGTGATCATCAAGGTGATCGCCTCTGATGGGGGAGGATGGGAGCACGTCTCCGTGTCCCTGACCAACCGCTGCCCGACCTGGGCGGAAATGTGCGCCATCAAGGATCTCTTCTGGGACTTCGATGACACCGTGGTGCAGTTCCATCCGCGGCAGAGCGAGTACGTGAACAATCACCCGAACTGCCTGCATCTCTGGCGGCGCGCCGGCGAAGAGTACGATCTGCCGCCGAGCATCTTCGTCGGCCTCAAGGGGGTGACGCCTCAGGATCTCCAGGAGGCGCTCAGATGATCGATCAGAGCCGAGAGGCGCTGCTCTGCGGCATCCTCGTCTGTGCGGCGATGGTCGCGGCGCTTCTCTTCGGCCTGCTCGCCGATGGCGTCGCCGACTGGTGGCGCGGGAGGCGACGGCGATGACGGACTTTGTCCCGTGCTGGTGGTGCGGATCGAAGAAGATCGGCACCATGCACACCTTCGAACTCGTCGCCGCGCTCTGCCTGAAGTGCGGCGCGCGAGGCCAGTGGAAGAAGAACACCAACCGGGCAGCTCAAGCATGGCGCAGGGGTCCGACCGTCGCCCTGCGCAGGAGGGAAGCCGATGAGGCTGGCAAGATTGATCGTTAACTGGACGTGCCTGCTCACGGCGCCGATCTGGATCGGGTTCTATGTGATGTGGTGCTTCCTGAAGCATCGCGACACCCTCTCTGTGAAGGCGCGCCGCGGTGACGTCTTCTTCTGGGAGTCGTGATGCGACTAGGCTTCCAGAAGGACAGAGTGCTTATCGAGCTGACGGACTTCGAGTCCATGCTGATCTTGCCGGTTCTATGGGCAGCTCCGCATCCGGATCGCCAGGCGGATCGCCAGGCGCTCGACGTCAGTCGCAGGCTTGCGCGCGCGATCGAGAACGTCCGCGACGAAAAGATCCGAGCGAGGTTTCTGTCGCGAGCTCTGGAGGAGGTGAAGACATGAGCGACAAACTTCTGGGGTCGTCAGAGAGGTTCATCCAGGAGCTTGAGGCCGAGAACGCCGCTCTCCGTGAGCTAGGAGATCGACTAGCTGAAGCTGTCGAGCAGAGCAGTCATCCGCGCGGCGCGGGATGGAAGATCACTTCTCTCTATCAGGCTCTGAAGGCCTGGAGAGAGGGAAGGAAACCAAAGTGAGGTATCGCGTCGACTTCCTGGGTCGCTTCGCCATCTTCGTCGAGCCGGCCTACCGCGGCGGTGCCGGCGTCCAGACTTCAGACCTGCAGTTCAAGACGCAGGTGCCGATGGGATCCATCACGGAGTACGTGCAGCGGCTCAAGGATGAGCGCTGCTGCAGGCAGGTGATCGTCCAGGATCAGGAGGACGACTGATCGGGGGAGGAGTGGAGCGCCGGGGTCGGAGTTTCACCGCCCCCTTCCGCATGGTTAGCGGACGCAACGATCGCTTTGCTTCCGGCGCGTCTCTTCTCTCCCCGATACATCCCGGCGCCCACGCGCTCGATCTCCGAGAAGCCTACCTCAGATCCGACCAGCCGCCCCCGCGCGGACGGATCCAGGAAGTAGATGTAGCGTAGCTGAAACCCAGGCATCGCGACACCGCCGCGCGCCCGGATCGATCCGCTCGCCTTCTTCGGCGTCGATGCGTTATGGCAGACCTCGACGGATCCATCGGGCATCCGCATGATCGTCTGGTTCTTCCGGATCGCCGTGAGGACGAAGCCGGAGGCGCGGTAGATCGTCCCGTCGCCGCACTGCGTGCCATCGGCGAAGCTGACAACCCACTGCACATGCGGGTAGTTCTTCCGGATGATCTTCATCGCGATGGCCAGAGCTCGGCTCTCGGAGTTGCGCGGCAGCCGCGGCCCGAAGGCCATGCGGTTCAGCTCCAGGAAGCCGTTCCATGGGGTGTCCGCGACGATGCCGATCAGCTTGCGCTTGTCGATGGGCGGCCCGAACTGCATCACGCCTTCAAGGCGGCCGTCCAGGAAGACCCCGAGATGTAGCTGGCTCCCGAGCACCACGGTGCCCGAGTAATGGAAGCGCTTGCAGACGCCGTTGGCATGCTCGCGCGATATCGGCGCGACGTGGATCTGCTTTGCCTTACCCATGGCGCATCTTCAGATAGGCGGCGCAGATGCGCGCGAGCGCGTTGCCGCTCTTGTTCGGATTGAGGTCCTTGTCGTAGTCACCGAGTTCATGCGCGGACTCGAGCGCGCGATCAACCAGGTCGACCTGCGAGTCATGGAGATGGAAGGCCATCTGCTGGAAGGGCAGCCGGTCGCCATCGGGCAGATCGGGAAGCGGTGCCTCGTCGATGCCGATGCCCATCGCCGCAAGGTCGGCCTCGTCGAAGCCGATTTGATCCAGCGGGAACTCTTCGTCCAGGGCGCCGAGCAGCGCGCCGAGGTTCTCCGGATCCCACTCCGCCAGCTCCGCCGTCCGGTTGTCGGCGATGCCGAAGGCCGTCAGGTCGCTGCCGGAGAGATGCGTGCGGACGCAGTCGATCTCCGTCCAGCCCAGCTCCATCGCCGCCGTCAGGGTGCCGTTGCCAGCGATGACGACGCCGGCATCCGAGATGATGATGGGCTTCTGCTGCCCGAAGCGCGCGAGGCTGCCCTTGATGGCGGCGAGGTTCTTCGGGCCGTGCTTCCTGGCGTTGGCAGGATCGAGGACCAACGAAGAGATAGGGCGCGTCTCGACTTGCATCGGGCGTTCTGGCTCCTGGGGGAGAGCTGGCTTCGGGGGAAGATGGAGCCATCTTGCCACAGAGAAGGGGCCGCCTGCAAAGCAAGCGGCCCCCGTTGGGATGATCTATCCAGGCGAGCCTACAGGATCAGGCGGCTGGAGTGCAGCGTGATCACCGAGGTTCCTCGATGGATCTGCACGTCCACGAGCCAGTCCGGGCCCAGCTCCTTGCGCATCAGGTAGATGCTCTGCATGAGGCGGGAGATCCGGTCGCCGCTCGGCGTCTCGCGGTAGACCCGGCGCGCCAGCTCGGCCGGAGAGAGCATCTGGCAGCCCGAGGACTGGAGAGCCTCGACGATCGCGCGCCGGACGGGGAAGCGGCGACGAGGATAGAAGCGGCGAAGCTCGGCGAGGCTCAAGAGATCACCAGTCGCCATCGCGCATGCGCTCGAACTCATAGTCGGCTCTCCTATCGTCCAGCATGGACGCATAGTTTTTATGCTCCTCGATGGCCTCGGCTTCGAGCATCTCCAGGGCGGCGCCGCCGAAGGCCGCGGCGAACTCCTTCGCGCAGAGCGCCGGCCATGGGCCCTCCGCCGGCGTCGTCGGCGACACCATGATCCAGTCGAAGCGGACCTCATCGATGTCGCCCGGATGCGCGTCCTCTCCGTAGAGCTTCGCCGGACGGCCGCGCCGCACCTGAGCCTGGGCGTCGATCTCGAACTCGGCGTCGCCGCGGCTGACCAGGGAAGTGAAGCCGACGATCATGCGCCACCCCGCAGCTCGATGCCGACGCCCTTGGGGTCGCGGCCGAAGAGCTGGCCTGGCCCGTTGCCCTCGTCGTCGCGCGACGCATAGATCAACGTCCCGTTGGCGAGGACGATCACCGTCGGCGCCCCATGGCGTCGATTGAACTCCCAGCCCTCGGCCTCCGCCTCGGCTTCCGTCATCGGCCTGATCTCCTTCACGGCCTGCCCGATCACGATGGTCTTCATCACTTCACTCCTAGGGGGATGCGTCGGCGCATAGCGGCCAGCTCGACGCGGTAGATGGATAGCGTCCGCGCCTCGCGGCCCGCAGCTTCTTCTTCGATCATCGTCGTCGCCAGCTCGCGCTCCTGGATCGCCTCGTCGTGCATGCTGATCACCAGCAGCTCGGCCGCGGCCAGCAGCTCGGCGACGGCCCACATCTTGCGGTGGTGCGCCTCGTCGGATCCTTGGAGGGCGAGAGCAGATAGCTTCGCCGCCAGCTCTTCGTCGGCCATGGCTTGCCTCACTTCATCTTCAGATAGAGATCGGTGTTCGCGGCCTGCTCGGCAGCTGCGCCGCCGCTCTCGCGCGCCGCCTCCTGAGCCTGATCATAGGAGCGCTCCTGGCAGGCCTCGCAGGCGCAGCGATCGCGGCCGACGAAGTCCGTCCAGCAGCAGTAGCCCAGCTGATCGAAGGGGATCGGCTTCGCGCAGCTCTCGCAGATAGGGCCGCTCGGCGTCGTCGAGTAGAGGGGGTGCGGCTTCGGCTCGCCGCCGAGCAGGGGGCCGAGCGCGGATCCCGGCGTCTCGGCGGCGCGGACGGCCGCGTCGATGTCCTGCTCCTCGCGGCGGCAGCGATCGGCGATGGCGCCCTGGACGGCCTCGACGTAGCTGGCGGCGTCGGCGGCGAGATTGCCGGTGATGCCCCAGTCGAGCTGCTCGCAGCTGACCTCGTTGCCGTCGTCGTCGCAGAAGCCAACCGGCAGGCCGTCGCCGCCATCGTAGAAGGGCGTGGCGAAGATGCGCTGCCAGCGGCCGCCGGCGGCGACCTGGAAGGTCCAGGCGCCATCGAGGCGATCGACGACGCCCCAAGTCGAGGGGCGGCTGCGGTTGACGAGCAGGCGCAGGTTTTCGAGGTGGCGCTCCAGCAGCATGCGCGAGGCGTCGATGGGGCAGCTGATCTCTTCGGTCTTCATGGGCATCTCCTTAGGGTGATGGTGGATCTCAGAGGCTCTGGCGCTCGGCCAGCAGGGCGCGCAGCTCGGCATGCACCGCGTTGACGGTGATCTGGCCGAGCGCATGCCAGAAGATCGGGGGCGTCGGCTGCGATCCCAAGGGGCCCGGCTCGCCGCCGGCGGCGACGATGCGCAGCTCCTCCCAGAGGGCGGTGACGAGCGGCTGAGCGGGCGCGAAGAAGGGGACCGGCGGGCGCGTCAGGGTTGCAAGCTTGCTCATGGGGGCATCTCCTTCGATGGGGTTGAGGATCAGGCGAGGTACCAGCAGCAGCCCGCGGTGCCGTCGATGATGTCGTCCAGGTATTCCCAGCCGCCGAAGCGCGCGCCGGCGATGGCGATCTCGACGATGGCGGGGTTGCCCGGCTTGTCCTCGCGGCTGCTGAGGCCGGTGATCTCGCCGCGCTCGCCCGTCCGGCGGTTGATCACCTTGCGGCCGATCAGGGCGAGGGCTTGCTTCTTCGTCGGCTGGCGCATCGGGCATCTCCTTGCTTGAGGCAGCTCCATCGCCGCCTGATGCAACACTTATCGGCAGAGCCTCCGTTTTCTTTAACAGATTCGTGATCTGCCAATAGACATGAGCGCTTGAGCCAAAACTCTGCCCTCAACCGATCCCGAAAAGCTCAATGGAGCGCCCTGGGGGGCCGGCCGGATCCGGGGGGCGTCGCCCTAGGCGCCCAGCTCCCGGCCTCTGGCGGCCCGATCTGAGCGCGCAGCGCCCGCTTCCTTGGGCGCCCTGAGGGGCAGCGACGCCGAGGCGAGGCGCGCGCTCCGGCAGGCCGCGCTCCAAGGGCGCGCGCCGCCAGCGCCGAAGCCGCCGGCCTTCGGGAAGCGCCAACCCGCAAGCCTATGAGCAGCGCGGCTTCCAGGGGAAAATTAGAGCATGACACTCAGCGTCGTGGCGTTCGGAGACCTGCACTTCCCCTTCGCCCATCGGCGCAAGGTGGCGGCCGCCATCGCGCTGGTGAAGCGGCTCAAGCCGGACGCCGTGGTGCAGGTCGGCGATGCCTACGATCTGTTCAGCTTCTCGCGCTTCCCGCGCTCGCAGTCGCTCATCACGCCGCGCGACGAGATCACGCGCGCCCGCGCCGCCGCCGAGCAGTTCTGGAAGGCGATCCGCGACGCCGCCGGCCGAGGCGTCGAGCGCTTCCAGCTCCTCGGCAACCACGACGAGCGCCTGGTGAAGCGGGTCATGGCGTCGATGCCGGAGTTCGAGCCCTTCCTTGAGGAGATCCACGCGCGCCTCTGGAAGTTCGATGGCGTCACCACGCAGGGCAGCGAGCGCGAAGAGCTCTTCCTAGATGGCGTCTGCTACATGCACGGCTTCCGCAAGCACGGCGACCACACCCGGCACAACGGCATGAGCACCGTCTGCGGACACTCGCACCTCGGCGGCGTCGTCTACTCGCGCCTCGGGCCGAAGACCATCTGGGAGCTGAACGCAGGCTACCTCGGCGACCCGAGCTCCAAGGCGCTGAGCTACACCAGGCAGCGGCGCATCCAGACGTGGACGCATGGCGTCGGCGTCATCGACGGCGATGGGCCAAGGTTCGTGCCGCTATGATCAAGCGCCAGCGCGACTTCCCGCGGGAGATCCGCGTCCGAGATGCGACCTACAAGGTGCGCTTCGTCCGCTGCATCACCGAGGCCGGCGACGACCCCAGGAGCCGACGCCGCACCATCGGCCTCTGCTGCCCGGAGCGACGTACGATCTGGATCGTCCAGGGCTTGAAGCCTGCCGATCGCTTCGACACCTACACGCACGAGCTGATGCACGCACTCGAGTTCGAGTGGGGGCTTCCGATACCGCACGCCCTCATCAGGAAGCTGGAGCTTCCGATCAGGCGGCTGATTGTGGATAACCTGTGATCAAGCTGCTGGCGACCTGCTGCGCGTGCGCGTGCGCGGCCAACCAGGCGCGGGAGACCGTCGTCATCACGCTGGAGAGCATCTCGGTCTACGACCTCTGGCTCTCCGATCAAGATGAGACGGCGGATCCCTATGATTGGGACTTCCCGCCTGAGCCGGAGACGCTGATCGACTTCTACCCTATCGACGATGCCGATCAGATCCCGTAGGTCCAGCGCGCGCGCTGCTGCCTGGCGTCGATGTGCACGAAGGTGGGGCCGGTCCCGATGCCGAGGAAGCCATACTTTTCGGCGAGCAGAACGAAGTCAGGGATCATCGGCGCCGGCAGATGGACATCGCAGGCGTTGCCGTAGAGGTGCTGGCTCTTCGGAGATCCGCCGACCCTCTTGTTCCAGGCGGCGCATCGGCGGCCGCTGGTGATGATCATGGGGCGACCCCACTCGACGCGCAGGCGCTCAAGCTTCTCCATGAAGGCCGGCTTCATCGGCGCCGCGTCGCACTTTGAGCTGCCGCAGCGGCAGGCGAACTCTCCGGCGGTGAAGTGTGACATCGCATGCCCCCCCAAAGTTGAGCGGCCAGAGACCGAGGTTAGGCTCCTCAGCTCTGGCCGCGTGAGCCGACGCGCCCCCATCAAGACCGTCGACAGATCCGGATGACTTAGGCTGCGGCGAGCGCCGCCTTCGCCTTCTGACCTTCCGCGCTGGTCGGGATCCAGGCGCCGAGCAGCAACGCCTTGAGGGCGTCCATGGCTTCGGGCCACTTCTCCGCGGCGGCGAGGCGAAGGATGTTGTCGATCGCGCTGACGTTGCTCATGACGCTCGCGGCGCCGTCGCAGATGGCGTTGCAGAGAGCAACGGCTTCGGCGTCGAACCACTTGCCCGGAACCACGGCGCAGACGCGGACGGCAAGGTCGGCTTTGACCTTCGCCCAGTCGAGCGTGCTCTGGAATTTCACGAGTTGGCGGAGGATGAAGGAGACGACGATGTTGATGATCCAGCCTTGAAGCATGAGTGCACTCCGGTGCAAAGGGTTGAGAGGATCAGCGCCGACCATGGCGCCTCTCCCCATAGAAGCTTACTGATCGAAGTCCTGAGGCGGCTGCCGACGCTTCGGCCGCAGGCTCTTCGGCGGACCCATCTGATCCGCCCCTAGAAAGTCTACGATCATCGACACCTGAGCGGCAGTGACGGCGACGATCTTCTTTGTGTCCTGTTGCGCGTCGCGCAGATCGCGAAACGCCTGCTCGACCTCGGCGAGCTTCGCCGCGCCGGCGGAGGTCTTCGCCTCGATGCTGGAGGCCCACCACATACCAGAGCCCACGATGCCGCAGAGCCCGATGACGAGCGAGAGCGCGAAGCCGGTTCGTTCGGAGATCGTCACCAGTGCTCCTTCCCGTGCTTCGCGATGTAGCCGACGAGTTCGTAGTCCTTGATCGCAGCCCGATAGCCCCTGCACATCGCCAGCGCGAACTGCTCCCTCACACGACGGCTCGTCGTTGCGCGCACCATCACTGCATCCTGATGCCATCGCCTAGTGCCGCCCTCTCTGCTCGCGTATCTGAAGATGCAGAGCACCATGATAGGAAGCTTCCCGATCTTGGGCTGCTGCGTCATCGGTCAGACCCACTCGTCCGCGGAGACGCTGAGATAGATCGCAGCCATGACCATGAACTGGTCGCGCATGTAGCAGCCGCCGAAGAAGAAGGCGGCGCCCATCAGCTTGCAGGCTGCAGAGTGGACGCGGCTCATCCGTTGTTCCGATCCCAGATGCGATAGCTGATCTTCGGCGCGACGGTGACGAGGACGAGCTTCTCCGTGAGGTCGCCGATCGGGCTGCATATCATCCCGATGGCGCCGGCGCCCCAGGTCGCGCCGACGCACGCGCCCCAGCTCAGCCACCAGGATGTCGATGAGATGACTCGCTCACCATGCTCGCGATACTCGTCGCGGCAAGGGGAGTCGGGCAGCTCAAGGCACCACTCGGCAGATGCATGCGGATCGAAGAAGACCGGCAGGCCGTAGTTGAAGATGACCAGATCTTCCAGTCGGATCATGTCGATGATCAGAGGATAGTCGGAGAGCGCCGCATAGAGGACTACCGTTGCGGCGGCAAGCCACTGCGAGAGCGGCTTGTGGTCGCCGATGCCGCGGCCCTCTGCCGTCGCCATCTCCATCTTCGGAAGCCAGTAATTCTCCCAGTCGCCGCAGACGCCGGCGACGTCATCGCCCGATCCGACCCGGCGTGCATGGAAGCAGGCCGTCTTGATCAGCAGGTCCATCGCCAGTGTCGTCTTCTCGGCCTGCGCCTCCAGCGTGTTCGCGGCCCGCAGCTCGGCGACAACCCTGCGGTTTGGCGCAGAGGCAAAGACCGAAGAAGAGACGAGGAGCCACGCGAACAAGGCGGCAAGCACTGGCATGGCAGAGTCTCCTGGGCGGTTGGTCGTGTGGGGCGTAGGAAAATTGTACCACGACCCAGCCGCTCAGCAGAGCATCAGGGCGGCGGCTGTGCCTCGGACTTTTGTTTCGCAGCTTCCAACTCGGCGTGCCTCTTCGTGATCATCTCGTGGCGTTCTGGCCCGAAAACGAAGACGGTGCCCGCGATCGGGACCTCGGTACGCTGACCGCCGCTGTCAAGAAACCACCGATGAGGGAACTGTTCCACGAGGCCGTCTTCGACGACATCAGGGATCACGCCGTCGAGGTCCTTGTTTTGAAACTTCACTTCGTACATCTCGGGCTCATCCTTACTTGCAGGGGTTCTGACCTTCCAACTCAGTGACTCTGGTCTCAAGCTTCTCGACGCGAGCGATCAATTCTTTCACGGCGGCTGTCAGGACCGGCGTCAGCTTTCCGTAATCGACGGACATTGGATGACGACGAAAATAGTCTTCGCCAACGGCCGCGTAGTAGGGGTCGGCCGGGAGCCCCATCACCCAGGCGTGCGCTTCGCCGAACTGGGCGAGCCGCGTGAGGGCGTTCAGGTCTGCCTTCTCGACGAGGCATGTGGTGCGCACCGTTACGCTCCGGTCAGGTCGTAGGTGAAGTTGACGTAGAAGGAGCCCGATCCGGCAGTGTTGCTCACTCCGCTGGCCGCAAATGCGCCGAGGTCAGAGCCGCGGAAGAGCAGCAGGTCGCCGTCCGTGTCCACGTAGGCCGCCGCATTCTGACTGCCGCCGCCGTGGTAGTTCATTGGGTAGGAGATCACCTGACGCTGGGCTGGCCGGAAGCCGGATGGGATCAGCCCGCTGATGGTCACTTGGTTGGCCGTGCCGTCCTTCGTCAGCTTGAATTTCATCGTGCCGATCACGATGTTTCCGATGCGCGTCAGGTACATCGTGATGCTAAACGACGCGCAGGCCGACGCCGAGGACGAAGTAAGAGACCCCGACTCTGCATAGCGGTTGAGTGTTGACTGACCGGCAGCGTCGTCGAGCTTGACGCCGTCGTAGAACGTCTTCACGCCGGCAAAAGATTGGGCGGACGTAGTCACAGCGCCGGCTACCGAATTGGTCGCGGCCGCGAGCTTTGATCCTGCGATCGCAGCGGAAGCGTTCACGTCGGCATCGACGATCACGCCGGCGGCGATCGCGGTCACGCCTGCGTTGGTCATCGTCACGTCGCCCGACGGCGTCACGGCGACAGGTAGGTTGGAGCCGTCGCCGACCCAGACCTTGCCGTCAGCCAAGCCAGTCCAGACCGGCGCGGACGTTCCCGCCGAGAACAATGCCTGGCCGCTCGTGCCGGCGGCGAGCTTCGTCACCGATCCAGACGCGCCGCCGTAGATGATCTGGCCGGCGTCGTCCATAGGGTTCACGAGGGCCGACGCGGTGTCGGCGATCGTCATCCACGCGGAGCCATCGTAGTAACGGATCTGGTCGTCGACGGTGTCATAGACCACGCGGCCCTCGACCTCGTTGACGGACGGATTGGCGATGACCTTCTCGAACTGCGCGTTCTTGAGTTGGCCGTTGATGTCCATCGCGAACGCGACGGTCGCGACTCCGATGAGCGAGAAGACGGCGATGAGCAGACGACGCATGTTCATAGGTCAGACTCCCAAGAGGATGTAGGTACCGGCGTCAAGTGCGAAGTCGCCGGTGTCGATCGTCACGGTTGCGGCGTCCGGCGTCTTGATGACAGCAGTGATCTGCTCGCCGGTCGTCGGTTTCTTTAGCGTCCATGCGAACACCGTGGCATCGATGTCCAGTGACGTCACGTCCACAGTCTTCTCGCCGGTCTCCATGCCGTCGAACACGACAGACACAGGGAAGCGGTTGGCCGACAGAAAGAAGTTGGCGAGCGTGGACATCCTGACTTTGAACGTCTCGTTGCCGTCGTCAAGGACCAACAGTTGGTCAGCTGTGACGTCTACAAGGTCGATCTCTGACAGCTCGGGAATTGTCCTGTTAGCCATGAGTCGACCTACGCCTTGATGATGTAGTTGAGCACGAGCGTCGGTTGCACGCGGTGCGATGCTGTGCCGGTGAACGTGAAGTTGGATCCGTTGACTGTGGAGTTTGCGGACATGCCGCCTGAATTCGTGGCGCTGGCGGCCGATGTCGTTTCTGTGCTTGCTGCACCGGAGTTCGCGGCGCTTGCCGCACTCGTGGTGCTGACGCTGGCAGCGCCGGATGTAGCCGTGGAGTTCGATCCTGACACCGGCCCCAACGGACCGCCTGTGTAAACTGATTCACCAGCAGACCAACCGCCATCGAATCCATAGGCATCAGTACCTACGGACCCACTGCGCGTGAGAGAAATGAAGTCTTTTGTGTTCGACCAAGCGGTGTTTGCTCCTGTGTGCTTGACGCCCCAAGTCAGATAGTTCCATTCCATCACTTTGTGATGGTGAGCGATGTTGTGGGTGTGGTCCATCGTGTGTGTGTGCGCGATGGTGTGCGTGTGCGCGTGGGTATGAGTGTGCGCGATGGTGTGCGTGTGCGCGATTGACTGCGTGCCGCTGTTGGCACCGGCAGGCGTGTAGGCTTGATCACCGCCAGCTGCGCCGAGGCTGGCACCGTTGACGCCAGAAACACCTGTCGTCAGGCGGGCAGCCACACTGCCGCCCATGTCGTCCTTGCCGGCTATCACTCGACCGCGAGCGTCAGGTACGTTGAATGTCGTTGTTCCGTTGCCGATGCCATAGACCGTGCCGATCGCCGCGAACAGCCGTGAGTAGGTCGATCTACTGACCGCTGATCCGTCACACATCAGCCATCCCGAAGGAGCAGCTAGGCCACCGTATGGCGAGACCATGCCGGCAGGCAGGAGCGTGTCCCGCATGTACACAGCCAAGTCCTCAGCGCGCATCTTGAACGTCTCGATGCCGGTGTCCACGACGAACAGCGCTGTGTCTGTGATCGACGTGACCTGATCTAGACTGGGGATCGTCCTGTCTGCCACGGTTAGACCTCGATCAGGTTGACGGTCGTGTAGATGCCGTGCGCCGACACCTCAACGATCAGGCTGTGAATCTCTGACTCAGACTTGGGACCGCGAAACCCTTGAGCCATGATCGGCTCGTTCAGATCGCTGGTCACCAGCCGTTCGTAGACGTACTCGCCATCCACGAGCGAACGCGCCATCAGGTAGAAGTTCTCAGAGGTGATGGCCTGCACATCAATCGTCAGCTGGCCAGGGCCGGGAATGTCGAACTGGATGTCAGTGTCATCGGTGAACACGCTGCGGAACAGGCTCAGGTAGAACTCGAAGGTGCCGGGTCGCGTGAAGAGATTATGAATAGCCGGGAAGCTCTGGCGGTAGACATCCCTTGAGACGACGCCGACCATCGGGTCGCGGTCGAGGTCATAGAGGACATCACCAAGCAGGAAGCAGGCGAAGGCTTCAGCGTACATCGAGCTGAGGTCTGTGCCGATCGTCTCGAGCGTCGGCAGTGCGACGCTGTAGACCTGCTCTTCTTTTGGATCGTTCTCTTTGAAGCGTTGCATTTACGGGTCCACCACCACATCGATTTCGTTCTCGGTGAAGGTAAACAGGTCGGTGAACTCCGCGACGAACGGCTCGTCATGCCAGTTGGCGCCCTCGTCATCCGACCACTCAAGCAAGATCGTCGCAGCCCAAGGCGCATCGACCTGCGTGTAGTAGCGCTGCGGCTCGAAGTTCCAACCGAGACGGTAGCGGGCGTTGATGTTGTCGTACACCACCTGGCGGATCGCCTCGTCATCAGGGATCGCCAAGTCCTGATTGTCTGATGTCGTCAGCGTGAGCTTCAGAAGGATCGGCGTCGGATCCGGCAGGTGATATGCAAAGGTGAACTCCTGCCCGTTGCTCAGCGTGATGTCCTCTTCTTCGCTGCCAGTGAACACCATGCCGGCAGCCACGAAGTCCTTGAGCAGTGTGCAGATCTGCAGCCGCTTCTCGCCGTAGTCATCGGCCTCGTCGTCGACCAACACGCAGACAGAGACGGTGCCGGCATCAGCGAGCTCATTGCGCTTCACAGATGCGGTGAAGCCGTTCGCCGCGAAGCTGTCGATCAGACCTGGCAGCGAGACGGACGGCCTCTGAATCTTGGCGTTCGTCGTCGCGATGTACTCCTGCAGCTTCGCGAACACCTCGGCGGTCTTAGTCTCGTTCTCAACGACCTTCTGCATGAGGACGTAGAAATATTTGTACCAGTTGCTACCTACGAAGGTGCCTTCGGTGAAGTCCGCGCCGAAGCCGGCGTTGATTGCCAAACGAACTTCGGTCATCAGCTGACCGATCGTCGACGGCGTATAGCCGGTGTCTTGGGCGAAGCTCACGAGACGAATCCTCCACCAGAGGCAGATGAGTTGCCGATGTTGAATGTGAGGTCATGGTAAACGCGCTCAATCGTCGTGACTACATCGATCACGTTGACCTGATGCTCGAGCAGCCGCTGCACCAGGTAGGCTTTGAAAGATTCGTTCTGGATGACGAACTCACTTTCAAGGAACAGCCTGATGTCGATGCCGAAGGTCGGAGCGTACTCGAGATCGCCGATCTGCGTGGACAGCACGTTAGCGGCACGTGGCGCCTCTGACTGCTGCACACCGAGATCAGCTCCTTCGATTGAAACGATGTCCTTCAGCATTACTTGAGCGCTCCCTTGAGCGTGTTGAGTGCGGTCTTGGCCGTCTCAACCGCAGTGCCCGCCGTTGAGATCGCCGTGACGTTCGCCGTGACGGTCGGCACCACTGCTGAGCCAGTGCCGCCTGTCGGTTTCCCGTCGATGGTCGTGAAGGCGCTGCCGATCTGGTCGAGCGCTGTCTTGACTTGAGTCAGGGCGGCCACTACTTGCTCGAGCGTCGTCTTGAGGTCGCCGGAAATATCGGGGATGTAGAAGGCATTGATGCCGTCGAAGATCACGATGCCTGTCGAGGCGCCCACACCTTGGCCGAGGATCGTCGCGAGCGGCACGGGCATCGGAGGCGTCGCCGGCGTCGGCAGGCCGGGCAGCGGATGGATCTCCGGAGGCAGCGCGGCCGTGCTGACGACTTGAGCCGCGCAGGTCCCTGGCAGGATCTTGCTGCTCATAGCATCGACTCCACGGATGACAGGTAGGTCCGCTGCTCGTTGACGTCTAGCTCGCCAGTGTAGCCGGCGAGAATCCCGCGCGGCACATTGCCGACCGCGTACACGCAGCCAGGCTGAATCAGCATCTTCGGTGAGTGGAAGAAGTCTCGGCCCTGCGCGAAGTTGATTGAGAACGCCGCATAGGTGGCGGCCGGGACGATGAGCGTCGTCTGCATCGAGTACACGAAACCGTTCGCGCGCATGACATCGGACGGATGATCACCGGCGAAGTTGACGAGCGCCGGTGTCGTGCCGAAAGGCCTGCCTACCTGCGACCAGCGCGGCAGGTTGAGCAAGCCATAGAACGTGAAGTAGTCGTCCTGCGGATACAGCATGATTTTGAACAGGCGCCTGAAGTGCAGGATCTCTGTCTTGCTGTGCGGGTAAAAGGCGAAGTGCCCGTGTCGGACGACGACTCTCACTCGTCCTCCTGAATGCCCAGCCACACATCATCGGCGTCATCGCGATAGACCGCGTAGTCACCTTGCACGTAGGGATTCATGCCGAGAAAGTCGACGGGCAGGAACGCATCAGCGTAAACGAGGTTGACCTCATTGCCCTTGAAGATCTCGAAGGTCTGCTGACCGCGGTCCGGCAGGTTGAGCAGCAGGGTTTGCGAGACCAGGCCTGAGGCGTTGAACTCCGCGAGGTTGAAAATTTTGTACCAGCTTGCAGCCATGATCGGTCAACCTCAGGGATGCACTGACAGTGATGTCGTCGATGTGTTGGCGACAGGCGTCACCGACTGCGATGCCTTGGCAGCGACACCGGCAGCCACTTCCTTGGTGGCGACACTCAGCGTCAGGTCGATCTGAATCTTGTCCTCGTTGGGATTCATGCTGGTCGCGAAGCGGGACAGCCTGGCGCCGAAGATGACGGTCGATCGGTTGATGTAGTGAATCGAGTATTCCTGTGACTCCAGCCGGCTAATCAGCATGTCCATCAGCGCAAGCAATGCGGTGATCAGGATCGAATCACGCGAGGCGATCAGGTTGATGGACAGCTGCGTGTCGATGGGGCGCTGCGTGACTTCAGGATCTGCGGTCTGCCCGGCCTTCAGAGGATCCTTGTCGGTGACGGCTTCGACTTTCGTCTGAATGTCGATCGACCGTGACTCAGACTCGACGATGATGCCGGAGTTCTGAGAACCGACGAGCACCTGCGCGCCTGGAATGCGGCGGTTGATGCCTCGCTCAGACAAGTAGATTGGGATCGGAATGCCGACCATATCGAGGAACTTGTTCAGAATGCCTGGCAGCGGCGGCGCCGTCTTGTCCTCAGGCGGCTTCACCTTGAGCACGATCACCAGTAGCGGGTCGACGCCGTTCAGCATCAGTCATCACCTCCGAACAGCTTGCCGCCCCAGCGCCAGAGACGCGATGCCTTGAACGACTCCCACATCGTATCGATCTTGTTACTCAGTGACGCGAGGCCGTCGGCGAGTCGGCCGAAACCTTCCGACATCAGATCCTTGGCGTCAGACACAATGGGCTTCAGAGTCTCGGCGAGTGCGCTGAGACCTCTGATCGACTCCAGCACCATGGGCGCTGCGTCCTTGATGAGCATGGTCGAGAACTGATCGAACTTCTCGGTGAGTTCTTGGATCGCGATGGACGTGCTCTTGAGCGCATCGAAGCGAGCAAGAGTCTGATCCTCGGAACGCATCTCGCCGCGCGCCGCACGGTCGAGATCCTTGATCTGTTTCTCGTTGACGAGCTTCGACTTGCCGACGAAGTCTTCGGCGTTGCGGACTGCCGTCAGCAGGTCATTGAGGTCAGCGAGCGCGCCGGCTTTCTTCGCGGCTTCCGTCAGCACTTCGACGCGAGGCAGCTTCTTCAGCACATCCTCGAAGTCAGTAGCGTTGAAAAACTCGGCGGCCTTGCCGCTCAGCTTTTCCCCGAACACCGTTGACTCCACGACGGTCTGCTTGGCTTTGTCAGTCCTGCCGGTCGCGCTCAGCGACTGCACGAACGCGAAGAACGCGTCAGCCATGTCAGGGATGTCGATGAAGTCACGGAGGACGCCAGGCACCGGCTCCTGCCCTTTGGCCTTGAGCTCGGCGCGCTGCTCAGGCGTCAGCGCCTTCTCATTGCGTGCCGCCAGCTGTTCCTTGGCAAGCTCTCCTTGGAACTTCCCGAGCAGCACACGCATCTGATCGGAGTCCAGACCCTTGGCCGCGCCGAGCGCCTCCAGCCTGAGCAGCTTGCCCTCGGTGGTGCCGAACTCCTCGGCGTTCGTCACGGCATCATCGCCCTTCGACGTGATGCGCTTGATGATCTCCTCTGCCTTCTCGAGCGGATTGATCAGCTTGGCGATGAGCGCGCTGCCGAGCGCCACCAGGCCCCCGAGCTTCATCGCGTTCTTCATGCCCTGGCCGAACTTCTTGGCGACCGATGTGAAGCGCTGATTGAGCGACGTGAACATTCGGTTCAACGCCGTCTTGTCGACGCTCGGGATCAGTTTGACGATCTCACTAAACACCGGCAGCCGCCTCGTAGAACGCGAGGTTGATGATCTCGGAAAGCAGCAAGTCAGGATGGCGAGCGAAGGTGCGGCGCAGGTCAATCGAGAAGTCGGTCAGTTTTTTTTTTCCTCTGACGTGACCAGGTTCACCTTGATCTTGCTGATCTCGATGAACACCGCGACGATCGCTTCCTTGATCTCATTGGGTCCGAGGTTCTTGATGTTCGCGCTGCTGATCGGCACGCCGTTGGCATCTGTGACGAACGCCAGGACGTTCTCGATCTCCTCGTCCTCAAGGGCGACGAACGAAACCGCGTGTCGGATCGCGGCTTCGATCGCCTCCTGCCCTCTCGCTTCGATCTCTGCATAGAACTCGCTGAACTCTTTCCCCATGTGCTCAGGCAGCATCTTGAGGCCGAGGAGCGCGAGGCTGTAAGCGCGCATCGCGTGAAACGATTTGACGCCTTTGAGTGGAAGGACTTTCACGGATCACCGACCTCAGCTTTTGTGGATCTCTTCGACGTCGAAGCTCTCGAACAGCAGAGAGGTGTTGAGAGACTCCGCGCTGTCGTCCATCGTCAGCTGCTTAGGTGACTGCGCGAGGATCGCGTTCTTCAGCATCTTCGACGAGCCATCGGCGCGCGAGATGGCGCCGGCGTCGACGCGCTCCTTGCTGTCGTAGACTTCCTTGAGCAAGTCGTGCACGGCTTTCGGCATGCCGATCACCGTGAGCGTCGCGGTCTTGGCTTCCTTGAGGCCCTCCTTATACGCGAGGCCCTCCTTGTTCCCGGCGTTGGAACCGCGGATCAGCCGCGTCCTCTCCGGGTCCTCCATCGTGAAGTTCTCGACGTGCGTGAACTGGTAGGTGACGCCACGGATCACCACGACGAAATCGCAGTCGTACATTCGGAACAGAGCCATGAGCTAAGTCTCCCTAGGGTAGAGGCTTTGGTGTTAGAGCGTCGACTGCATGTTGCCGAACACGCGCCACATCGCCGTCGGTTCCGAGATATTGATCTCGGCGTTCGCCACGAAGTTGTCTTGAACGAGGTCCACGGAGACCACGCCCTTCTCGATCCACTGCGTTGCGATGTACTTCTGATTGATGACGTCCTCTTGCAGCCGTTGCTCGAGCAGCGCGGCGTTCGTCCTGGTGAACTGCGGCTGATTCGCCGAGATCCAGGTGAGCGCGCGGCTCTGCATGTCGACGCGGAGGTTCTTGCTGATGTAGGGCGCGACGATCGCTTTGCCGCCAGCCGTGAACAGCGCGAGGCGCTGACCGAACTCCTCATCGGAGATCACGAAGGACACGCGGTCATCGAACAGCGTGTTGGCTTCGCCGAGGCTCTCGATCTGGTCGTCCTCGGGCATCGCGATGTACTGCTGATTCTTCCAGTCCGACAGGTTGCTGAGGAGCTTCCCGAAGGCGTAGAACATGCTCGCGGCGCCGTTGCCGCCAGCGCCTTCGTAGAATCCGCAGTGACGCTCGAGCGCCGCGAAGTTCGCCGCGACGTCCGCATCATCGGTGCTGTAGCCGACGACACCCTGGAAGCTGCCGAGGTCCACGTCACCGGCTTGCGTCGTGACATCGGCGCCGTTCTCCAGCGCCACCGAGGTCTCGGCGGTCTGAGGATCGGTCTCATCGCCGGCATCGACCGCGACTGAGACCAGGGCATCGGCGTCCTCATCGGCTTCGATCGCATCTGCGATCGCCTGAGCCGTGGTGACACCGGCTTCGATGGCCACAGTGATGGCGCCGTCAGTGACAGAAGTGACTTCGGCGCTGCCGTCGTTCTTGCTGTCGTCGTAGGTGATCTCGATGTCGTTGCCGTCGGCGCCAGCCGTCTTGGCCGTATAGAGGATGTCCTGAATCTTCTTCGATGCAGCGACAGCCGGGACGTTCACGGTCTCCAGATCTTCATCGACGAAGTCATCGGAGATCAGGACCGTGTAAAACTCGCCGGCTTCCGTCTCGAGCGCGTCGGCGATGTCGAGGTCATCGGCGAGCAGCAGGTAGACCTTGCTCATGCCAGCCGCGAACAGCTGATCACAGTTCTCGTTGTCGGTGCGCGCCGCGACCTGAGCGGTCGAAGTGCAAAGGAAGATCGTGCCGACGTTGCCCTCCTGGCCGGCCTTCGGCTTGGCGACGACGCAGACCTGCTTGAGAAACGCCGTCGACGCGGCCGGGATCGGCTCAACGACGGAGATGGGCATGAAGTAGTCGAGCAGAATCTTGGCCACGGTCTCACTCCTCTGTGATCGTGATGGCGACGTCGTTCATTTCGCCTTTGTCTGGGTCGTACTGAGAGTCGTAAAGAAATTGAAACGAGACACGCCGTGCACAGACGTTCTCGATGTTTCCTGCGTTGACTTCGTTTCCGAAGAACAGGCCGCGCGTGTCGTCAGGATCGGCCTGCTCAACGCGCTTCCTGAAAAATCCATAGGTGGTGCGCTCGGCCTGCGAGAACACCAGCAGCGCGCCTGTGACCTTTGCGGACTGACGGCCGCCGCTCGCCGACATCATGCGCACCGCGACGTTCTCGACTTCCACGAAGATGGTGTCTTGCTCGGGCGCCTCAGGATTGGCTGCATTGTACGTCACCTTCGGCACACCGAAGATGCGTTCAAGCCTGCGCTGTAGATCCTTCTCGAACATCAGCCAGTGACCTTGACCTTCTTGCCTTTGGGCAGTTTCGTGACCTTAGCCTTGATCGACTGCCAGAGCTGCCCGGTGTCGAACAGGCGGCGGTTGAA